GAGCACCTTTACTATAACGGAAACGTGCTTGTGAAAGAGCTGTAAGACCGTACTGAGCTGGTGTCATGAATAGACCTTCGCCGCGTTGTTCAAATTCCCGACTTTTAGCACTAATATCAGCAAAAGAATATCTACCAGGATTTTCAGTAACATCCTGATGATAAGCCATCACTTCTTTTCTAAGTGCTTGTTGTTGGGTTTGAAGATCAGCAGTAAATGCTCCAGTCTTTTCTTTCTGAACCCTAGCGACTAAATTAATCGCCCGTTGAGGGTCAAGCTCAGCATGAGTAAAAGGTTTACCAGTCTTCTTATTAATTAGAGGTTTACCGTCTGGACCAAGGCGACCGGAAGGAAGATTGAGATAGTCACGGTAGACATCTAAATTAGGATCATTAGCAGCCAGCGAAGCAATGAGACCATCAACCTGTTTATTAGCATCGGCATGACCAAGGATAGTATCGTCTCCACTAACAGGTGGAGTCGCAGCTATGATATTATGTTGAATTGCAATCTTGTCCGCTTTCTCAGCTGCTGACAATCTTTTATCAGCAAGGATTTCAGTAATAGCTCGCTTAGCATCTACACGTTGATTTTCACCAGTCAGAGAGCGCCAGCTGCGATCATAACGTTGGCTTTGTTGAGACAGAGCTTCACGAATCCTAGGCATTCCATGGACAGTCATAATGTCCAAGGGAATAGACTCGTTGCCTGTAATATCATCAATACCGAAAGCTGCTCGCAACAGGTAATCTTGCTTGGCTTTATGAACAGCAGGATCATCTAGCCGATTATTTAATCGAACTTTACCATATCCCTCAAGTTCAACCGTAGCATCATTTGTACGAAGCTGTTCTTGAATCCATTCGGGGAACAAAACACCAAGCCGTTTGGCGTGTTCCTGATTCAGATATTTAGCACGTAACCCAACTGCTCCAGCAACTTGCTTAGTTAGTTCATAACTGACTCCCTCTTTACGCATAGGAATCAATTCTTCACTACCTTCACGTGCGACAGCATCCATGTTGGCAGTGGCGTTCCTTTCAACTGTGTCAAGTAACGTCTTATCATCAAGCTTGTAGGCGTGTTCAGCAGCCCACTGTTTAGCCATCCGATCGCGCATTTCTTGGCTAGTTTTAAATGCAGAGCCTAAAGCTTTAGGAGCAAACTCATAAAGATCTTGTGCCTGCTTAGCCGACATTTCTAGTGCAGCATACTGCTGTTTACCAGAATCTTGCAAGTTTTTAATACTAGCGCCAATACTATTTAATTTTGCCTGAACACCGATATTAGGGTCAGGAACTTTTAGAGGGTCAAACGGGGTAGACTGCGCCGAACCTTGAAAAGCTAGTTGTTGAATTTCAGGTAGTTTCATCAGTTCCTCGTCGCCATCGCATCAAATTGATTATCAATACTGGCACCCATTTGAACACCACTCATCAATCCTTGACCAATAGACAGTGCGCTGTTAAGACCGTAATTAAAGCCATTACCTCGGTAAGTAGTTTGTGCCATTTCAGGGATCGGCCCTTCTAGAATTGTGCCGTGAGCAGCAACCGAAGCAGCATATGCTTGGCTACCAATCTGGGACATGGTACGTGCAGATTGCCTAATAGCACTCTGTTCAGTCAAAGCAAGACGTGCTTCGCTATTACCAAACTCAGCAGCTGTTGCCAGTGCGATTGCACGGTCTGCACTTCTACCGTAAGTTTCAGTAGCAGCTGCATAACCTTCAGCTTTCATGAGTTGTTTAAGTAGAGTTTGCCGTTGATCGCTGAATGAAAGGAATTGTTCAGACAATCGGGCTTGCTCTGTTTGCCACGAAGAATTAGCTGCTTTAAAGTTTTCTGTCATTTGAGCACGGACACGATCAACTTTACGTTGATGGGCGCGTTCCCGTACCTCATTCATCATTTTAGTCTTAGCAATACTCAGAGCATTGTTATAGACTGATGATGCATTTTGGGCAGCCATTTGGCTATTCTTAGCGTTTCCGCTCATGGCACCCATACCGGCGCCAATCAGGCCCATTGCTACAGTGCCCCAGACCATTAAGATACCTCCCTTGTCATAGTAATACCATTTCGACTAAATAATTGCAAGTCAGAGTACTAGGAAATACTCTTAATATTTTAAAACCAAAGAACTTAGCCATCTTAATAGCTTGGGTGTACTGGATACCAGTCATATTCCAAAGATAGCTAGGACGGTTTTTATTGAACCAACGCTTAGCAAACTTCATGAATGCCACTGGATGCTCTTCCATGCCTCTGCACATATGCATCCAGAAGCAGTCAGACTCAAACCCAAATAGTGCAGCTGGTTTGTTGTCTTCAGTTAAAGCCAGGTAAGCCTTACTATTCTGCATGTCGAGAGCAAGGCTTAGCACTGGATTGAGTTTATATCGAAGTAGATCTTCTAAACTATTGTCTAACAGGTTGTCTAGGACAGCAGGTATGTCGTTAATAGTAGCAGGTCTGACTGTAAAGCTAGGGGTGGAAACAGGCATTAGGATCTACGATAGAATCGGGTGTTGTAGTTACCTTCCCAGGACATGCTGTTTAGGCTAACTGGGAATGCAGTATCACCTTTGATGGTGATTTTCAGGTTGGTGTTACGTTGGAAAATCGGTACCACATGCTCCGAAGAAGCAGAAAGATTGACGTTACCCAGCGTATAGCTGTTCGGTAATGTCACATTCACCACATTTTGCCAATCACTTCTACCGGTAATATCCACGCTATAAGTAATAGGACCGCTAAGTCCAGTATTCACTTTGATACGATGGATGATCAAATCAGCAGTAGAATCAGTAACATATTGTTTACCTTCAGTTCTACCGAAATAGAACTGTGGTAACTGGATAGTCATATCATACAAGTAACCAATAATTAGGTTACGTCCACGATAGTCTCCGTCAATATCAACATAGCCTGTACCGTGTGACAAGCTGCTGCCAGTCAGTACTGCACCAATAGATTTCTCTGCAGGCACTGTTTGACCAATGTAACCACCAAGAACGACTACACAAATCTTACTATCCTTGTCAGGCAGTTTAGTGTACGGGAAATGAATCCTCGTCTTCTTAGTGCTACTGTTATAGCTTCTACGGGGGTTGACATTGAACATGTCCATACAGACATCTGTCTTTTCACCCGTCGGTAAAGTTAGGAAACCTTCTTCGCTGGATTGTGTTAAATCAAAAGACTCAATAAATACGTTAGTACCATCATCACACACAGCGTAAAAGGTAGTTTCATCGAAGAATTGTTCACGAAGATTACCAATTAAACTCCACTTATACCAAGTGTTAGCTAGGCGTTCGTTGCCAGTTTGATAGAAACGATACTGGTAAAGCGTGTTAGAACCTGTCTTGCCAAACGAAAGAATGGACAAAGCAGGTGAAGCGATAAAGCTGTTAACATCTGAAGGGATTAGTTCAGAGACGTTGTTACTAATCTCATTCGCTTCAGCAGGAGCTTCCTTACGAATATCTCCTAGCTCGTACACACGAGACCACAGCAAGGTCTTAGACACAAAACTGATAGTGGTACCTAGAGATACAGCCTCTAGACTCTCGTCGCACTCATAATTACTGAGCGTGTTAATCTTTGCTGTAGTAGGTCCGAGGATGTCAGCGTCAGTAGACAACAGGAACTGCTCGTTCTGACTGAACAGCACAAGACCAACAGCCACTGTCTGAACGTAAGTCAGGTTGACAGGGTTACGGGAAGTAGCTGTAATGTCAATAGGATCGTCAGCAGCTACCAACTGTGCAGAACCTGCAAAGAAGTTAAAGTAATCACCAGCCTTACTGAGGATGATGTTCTCCTTAGCCAGGAATCCCAGACGGTTACGGTAGAAGAAAATGTGTTTAATTTTTTGTCCTATAAAACTAGGCTCAGGGTTAGTAGTGTCATCACCAACCAAACGGTCAGTCCAATCTACAGCTTCGTATTTGAAGGAACCATCTGTCTGACGTACCAACTGGTGTGGCATTGTCTTCTCATCAAGCTCAAACTTCAAGCCAGGTGCAATAGTTTCTTCCCACACACCAGGACCAGCAGTAGCAGAACCTTGTGTTTGAAACTTAACCCACATGTCATCAGCATCTACAATATCGCTATTGTAAACCTTGACTACATAACCATTTTGACACTGGTTAGGCAGACGACCGGTAACGTTGATTTCGTCTTGGAAAACATAGATACCTTCTTCTGCAGCAGAACCAGAGGTACTGATAGTAAATGCGCTAGTACCACTGACATAAATACCAGGACCAACTTGAGTAGCTGTAATACCTGTAATCGCGTTAAGTGAGCTTTGCAGATTACTAGCGATAGCATCAGCGTCAACCACACCACTACTAACGTTTTGAGGAGTAGTGTAGGAGTACTCAGTACCATTAAGGGTAACAGAATACTTAGCGTTGTAAGCGACAACACTGATAACAATAAATGCCTGGTTAGGCAGTGCAGCACTTGTAGTGGTTTTCATGGCTACTTCCTTGTCCTTGTTCAGAACAAAGGTGTAGTCGTTAATAGTCAGAAGCTCAATGTCATCAGCATTAGCACCATATAGATACTCAGTGTTAGGTAAAGAACTAATAGCACAAGCTGTTACCTCTGAATCATAGTTAGTTTCTGCTGTTCCTTCAGCTGTAACAGCGTTAGAATAATCAGTCTCAGCAGTGGATAAATTAGAAGTAGCTGTAGTCAGTTGGCTAGAAGTGTGAGTTGCAGCCGCTGTAATCAGCAGTTCATAAATTTTAAAACCTTGCTGTTTCAGTAACGGGTAATCATCGGTACGATTGGCACCGATAGCGTATCCAGAAGCAAAGGTAGTATTAGTGTACTGACCAATAACTGTGCCGTTATTAGTAACAATGTACTTACTACCATCATAGATGACACCAGTTTTTACAGTCTGATTATAGTCAGTATTGTAAGTGGTAGTGATGTCAAGATTGGTAGTTTGTACACCAGTCTGTCCGTCAGAAGTTTCAGCAAAAGTAGCGCCGAACTCATTCAGATCCTCTAGCTCATCAGCAGTAGTGTTAAGCGCAGTACGATAAGCATTCAGATCAGTTTGTAAATTATTGTAGTTACAACCACTAGGCACACCGACAGAGCCAGGTGTACCCATTTCTACTTTACGTGGTTGACCGTCAATCAAACTCCAAATACGGAAAATGTTGTCGTCATACTGAGCAACATATTTTTCACCAGCATCCCTAAGGATAGAAAACCACTTGCCAGAAGTAGTAGCATCTTTTAGAGTAGCTACAAACTTACCGCCAGGTCGCTTCAGCATCCCCAAGGCGTAGTCAGGAAAGACGTTATCAGCGTCTACTACCTGACCAGGGAACTTAAGATTGTCGGGTTGTTGAGAAATGCCAAGCAAAAAGGTTGGAATCCTTTGGGTCAGTGTGCTCATCTGATCAGCGCATGGTACGGTTGATAGTTATTATAGTAGTTCGCCCCATCACGCCAACCAAAGATACTGTAATCAGCTTGATTACAATCGTATTCAATAGCAGCGGCACGGGTTTGAAGCTCTTGCTCTTGCAGCAACTGGAAGAGAGTTGTGTCTCCTACCATCTTGTTAGAGGCAAGACGTGCAGCACGAGCAGTAATATACAGTTGAATAGCAGGAGGAACATCCTCAAATTCAAACAGCCAAGTTACATCAGCTTGAATATCATTATCCCACTGATATGTGTGATTAAGTTTATCGTAGAATTTACCATTACGTCTAACAGGATTATATTGATCCTTGTAGACATTAGTATCAAGATCTAGTTGCAGGACATTAGTAGGATACTTAATCTCCTTAGTTGATGCATCAGGTTTAAAAGTATAACCACGCTCAACGTTAAAGGTCCAACCTTCAGCTTGAACTTGTTTGTTGACTTCGCGGAGAGTGGTTAGAACAATAGCTACTTCAGGATTCTGAAGATCGAGCGTGGTGACAGGAGCCTGTCCCACGGAGCTTAATATTTGATTAACAGCATCCAGTTCTGTGGACGCAGCATAAGTGGCAGGCATAGTTCAAAATAAAAAAAAGGAGCCCCCGAAGGAGCTC